TAGAGATTAAGTTATATAAGAGTGTAAGGCGTTGATCAGCCACTGACCGTGTGGAAACTATCGGAAGGCTATACTGACTGATCCGCCTAAGCACTCTTTTTTTTGTCTATTTTCTGTAGATCAACTCACCTTTACGGTTTTTGTCGAAATAACTTTGTTTATCAGGTTCCTTAAATGCTTTAAAATAAACAAAGTACTTTCTGTTTTTAGTATCCTGTTGCAGCCAAATTTCGTCAGCTTTTTGTATTGTTGGGGTTATCCAATCCATTTTTTGCATTCTTGCAGTGGCTTGAGTTCCTTTTGCAAGCTGTTTATCGAAGAAAGCTAAATTTATGTTTATTGGTGTATCTGTAGCATCCCAGATAGTTCCTGCAATATTACTTTCAAAATAATCGCGATAATCTTTCACATTTTCCAAATTAAGTAATGCAGGAGCAGTATCAGTTCTCTTAATATCTTTCCACGCAGGCAAACCAAGATCTTTGTAATTGTAGGAACCTGCATCTTTTACTTTTCTATCAAGCCAAGAGCCGTAAATGCTAAGTTCTTTTCCTGTATTCTTTTTCCACATTTCATCAAGTTCTATGTATGGTTGCGGATAAATAGAGTGTTTTGCAGCTTCATCTTCTGTAAGCTGTTCAACATCGCAATGGCAATTCCATCCGTTAGGAGGATAGAATTCATCCCAAAAAGAATCATTAATCGGAGCAACAGCGCCGTGCAAAAGCGCATGTTCTTCTCTTGTACGTTCGTCCATTAGCGCAACATATTTAAGAAATGGGAAGAGATCTCTTTGTTTCTCTATATTCTTCCACTTTGACGCTAATCGTGCGTTAGAAGTGGCTGTTTCGAAGTTTGTTCGTAAATGGTAAGGGTTTTTAGCTTCAAATCCTTTTAATTCCATATTTTTTGCCCAATCTTTGAATGTTTCTCCGTTTTTTATTGCCAAAGCAGCTTCTTCTTGCAATGTTTTTAGCATATCATCGCAAGTAACATGAGCAACTTCAAAAGCTTCAGCACGAAAGGCATTTACTGCTTCCGTGTCTGCTATATCCCAAGCAAAATCAATATTGTCACTATTATAGAATTTAGATGCGTTTGACATTGTAGAACGTTCTTTATCATAAGCTGTTACCACGAGTTTTGATAACTCAGAGCCAAAAGTTTGTTGCAACTCTGCTAAGTAGTTTAATTTCTTAAAATCATCATAATCCATTTGCTGAATCTGCTTTTTTAGTTTGGATGCAACTTTAGTAACTTTGCTTATAGCTTTTTTATCAGACAAATAAATTGCTTTGTTAGAAAAGTTATAATACCCTTTAGCAGTATTGTTTACCGGTAAAGTTGGTCCTGCTAAATTCTGTGTTTCAATTTTTTTCACACCGCTTTCAGGTTCAGGGATATTGTACGTATCATAGAAATATTTAGCAGGAATATCTATTATTCTGTTAAGTTTTTCATCAATCGTAATTCTGCTTGAATTATCAACAGATTTAGGGGAGAAGAGAGTAACTTTTATTTCTTCATCGCTGAAATTTATCTTATTCAATCTTGAGCAGAAATCTGAAACAAACAAAGATGCGTCACGCAGATCTGCAAGCAGTATATCTTGCCTAACCATCTCGTGTACTCTTGCTTGCGCATAACCGGAACTTGAAGATTCTTTTGTGGTCATCGTTTGGCCTAATATTCTTCTTGTCTCGCGATTTTCCACAAAGTTCGCAAGACCTTTGTATAGGTCGGAAGTAGCTGTTTTAGATTGTGATTCCACAAATTCAATTAGTGTGCTATCCGGAATAATAGCAGCTAGATCTGTTCCAAGCGATTGTATCATGTTTTTAAGTATGTTTATATCATTTTTGCCTGTTCCCGGTAAGTATTTTCCAATCCGAATCGGTTTGCCGTAAGTTTCTGTAAATTGAGCCCAATTATTAAGTGCAAAGCTAAAAAACACATAGTATTTAAGCAATGATTCTAAAATAGAATCATCTTTAATCATCATATAGAAATTAAGTTCAGGTAGCTTTTGCTTTTTATCATCTACATACAAAACAAGATTGTCATCTTCTTTATCTATAAGTTCAGGCAACAATTTATCCAGAATAGAAGTAAAATATTCAGTCTGTTTTTTAGGAAGCTCAGGCAAGGTGTATGTGGCTGTTTTAGCAGCTTCTTTCCTGATATCTATACTACCTGCCAGATTATCGTTTTCTTTTATTAGTTTATCGTAAAGAGCTAATATGTTCTTAAGTTCGCCGCTGTTTTTTAGATTTTTGGCAGTTATAATTGCTTCAGGAGTAATTTCTTGTGCAATTATATAATTATCAACAGAATCCATAGTAACGTTTATAGGTTCAGATTTCGGTTTTGTTTTAAATAAATTAAAAATATTCATGTATTCTCCTTTTAAAACATTTTTCTTAAGTTGCTTGATTGCAATTTCTCAAGAGAATTATAGTCATCAGATTGGTTAGATCTTATTTTAACTTGTGCAATAGCACCGGCTAATGCATCCGGACCATCTAATTTATAATCAGGGTAAGAAAGCAGCATATTTATCAATTCTCTTTCATCACCATCTTTATTATTTTTAAAATAGATCCAACCGAACTCGAATAACGGTTGAAGCGATTCTATTCTAAGCATTTTATTTACTTTATTTTCAACAGGAGAAATAGGGATTGTGTATCCCATAACTTCTGCAATAGGTGGTATATAGTCCCACAGGAATTTTTGTGTAAAGTTTGATTCCATAAAGAATAAGATGTTTTTATATTGTTGATCCAGCGCATACATCTTTTTTATCATATCGTTTATCGTGGCGCCGCTTCTAACCCAACAATCCACTAAGTAATAATTTGGAGCTTTGTAATAAACAGTCATTATAGCTTTAAAATCGGCACCTGCTTTAGCGCTCCAGCCCGGGTCACAATATGATATCAGCTGTGGTTTTGCTCCCGGTATAATCCCATATTTGAACCATTCTTCTTTGAAGATTTTACCTTCAATTATCGGATTCATTCTCATGTGGCGTTCGAAGTTCAGCCAGCCCATAGCAGCACGCAGCTTTAGTATTGCTTCTTTTGTAAAACGTTCCGGCCAAGTAGGATTATAGTTGCCATCATCGATTTTAAAAATCATCATTTTACGTTCAGCAGAAGGAGATTCATCGCATTCATCTTTAAAGCGTTTCATAGCCATTGTCGGATGCGTAAGGTTTCCCAGCCAGATAAATATTCCCGGATCAGCAGGATCTAATGCACCAAAAGCTTCACCTGTTACATAATCATATTTTTTGTCAGAAACTTTTTCGGAAACAGAGCTATGATCTTCCAAATCATCAATATCGATATAATCAGGCCTTCTTCCACCAACTATCTTACCACGCACAGGATTTTTATATCCCAAAGCGCAATATCTTGTACCGTTTGCAGTAAAATCATCGTCTGCATAGTATTCTTTTGCTAATAAGCCAAAGTCATTTATAATTCTTTGGTTAAAGCAAAATTCAGCCTTAATGCTGGCAGTTCTTTCTTTTGCCAAGTCTTTTGAAGCAGCAATTTTCAGATTAAATTTTATATCTTTTCTCAGTGATTTCCAGATAGGTTTAATGATAGATAGTAATGAAGTTTTTGCTAAACCTCTATATCCTGCTATGCAGTTAATAACGCCTTTTTCTTCAGTTGCAATGTGCATTTTGCGATGATCTTTTCCAAAAGGAGATTTTATATAATGTGGGAAATATGTTTTTGCAAAAAAGAAGAAATCTCTAAGCGCTTTTTCTTTCCTAATTCTTTGTGCTTGCGATGAATCATCTACAAAGGGAGTAGCTTCAGCTTTTATACTTTTTACTAACTCCAGAATCTTATCTTCAAATTGCTTTTCTGTAAGTCCGGCCATATTTACCCCGTGTATTTATTTTTTAGGAATTCGGCAATTTCAGGAATATAAGCAGCAAATTTATCTTTAAAATCATCATCTTCAACGTGATTCTGCAAGTATAGAACCACGTCGGTAAGCATGTTTAATATATTAGCCAGCATCATTCTTTTTGGGATAACTTTTTCCATAAGTGCTGCTAGTTTTGTAAGAGTATCAGCTATAGCAGGATCTCCTAATTTATCCTCACTTATAGCTTTTTCAAGTGTGTTATTAAATGCTATTTGTAGTTTATAAACCAAGCCGAGCGGGCTGGCAGATTTTTCTTCTTCTTCCCATCTGTCTTGTTGTTTCCAACGTGCTAAAGTGCTTTCAGGTACATTCATCATGTTGGAGATTTCAGGAATTGTGCGCCCTTGCAGAGCAAGTTCTTTAGCATGTTCTTTTATAACTTTTTTATAAGCCATTTTACCTCCTGTTTTCTGCTATGAAACGAGTATATTTTTTAATCCAAGTAAGAGCTGCTTGCGCTATTGCTTCACGATCTTGCCCGTCTAGGAACATATATGGCCTTGCCGGAATACTAACCTTTTTTACAAGTTTGTATAATGGGATTGGATCCGGATCTGCCTTTTGAAAAATAATGCCGTAGTTTTTCCCTTCATCGAAATAAAATTTTACAAAAGTATCATCAAATTGGGGTGCTCTTTTTACTTTTGCAATAGGGCAAAGAGGAATTGTAAGCCAATTTTTGTTCTTAGGTGTGATTATACCACCTTCATGCTGTATTTTTGCATAGGGAAGATTGCTTCCAATAATTATCTTTTCTCCATCAACACTATAAATAATAGACCTCATCAGGTCACCTGTATCAAAAAGAGTTTTCTGCTTCTGACCTTTTGCATTTTTCTTATTAGATTTTGGTGTAATTCTGCCTTGTCTAATACGTTTTTGGATCTGTCTTACAGCTATAGTACCAATAGTTTCTTGTAGTGTAATCATAAAGAATTTCCAAAATAAGTTGGCTTTACATTGAAACTAATTGCATCTTGATCATCAGTTTCCTCTTCATCAAAAGTAATCTCACGTTTATTTATCTTATAAAGCTGTTTAAGAGCGTTATTGTATTGTCTCTCAATTGCTTCAGGCACATCTTGTCTTGCTTCCATTTGATATAGCTCATATTTGCAAAAATCAGAGCATATCTTTTTTAGAAGTTGTGGTATTGGATCCGGGACATCGTTTAATATATCCATTATGATATTTGTCTGTTCTGTTATAAGAACTGTAATATCACTGTCATCCAAATTAGTTAACAGAAGGTTTGATTTTGTTCCCAGACTTCTTTTCAAATCATCTATTGTAATCATTTTTCCTCCCTTTAATCAGCTCTGAAAGTAATTTGATAAACTTTAAAACCCGGGTAATTACCATAACGCTCAAAATTCTGATATTTCAAACGGAAATGATTCTTTAGATCAAGAGTAGGAAGTTCTTTTCTTAGTATCTCAATTGCGTCTAACATCGTGGTAGTTTGTGAACTTGAGTGTAGATTACTTGTACAAACATAAAGAGATATGTTTGCTCCTGCTTTTGCAGCTCTTAACTCTGATTTACCACCGGAAGGAATATCAATGAAGATAGCCGGAGGCATTATTATGAAGTTCTTCGCATCTTCGAATTGTCCTTCGTAAGCTTCAACTTGTTTCGGTTCTACGTCAGATTTTTTCAATTCCTTAATTAGTTCTGTCATTAACTCTGAAAGTGTCATAATTTACTCCTATTATTTGGGTAGATTGTAGGATAAAAAGGGGGAAAAAGAAAAAAATGTAGGTAATATACCTAATAATATGTAATAAGTGTGATAATTATGTTATATTGCCTGCAGATGACGAAGGAGTAAATATGGCAAAGAAAAGTTGGTTTGAAATAAAAAATCAAGGAGAAATCCCGGAGCTGTTTATTTATGATGAAATAGGGATCTGGGGAGTTAGTGCAAAGAGATTTATTGAGGGGGTAAAAGCTCTTAATACAAAGAAGTTAACTTTGCATATCAACAGTCCCGGTGGAGATGTTTTTGATGGCATTGCCATTTATAACTATCTAAAAAATAGCGATATTGAGATCACAGTTAAAATCGAGGGAATCGCAGCAAGTATTGCCAGTATTATAGCACTCTGTGGTGATGACATACAGATGGCAGAAAACAGTATGATGATGATACATAACCCTTGGGGAGCACTTTGGGGCGAATCGGGAGACATGCGGCATATGGCTGATGTTTTAGATAAAATCAAAGAACAGATTATTACCAGCTATGTACGTAAATCCGGAAAGGATGCAGAGACCATAGACAACATGATGAGTCAGGAAACTTGGCTAACAGCTAAAGAAGCTAAAGAATTTGGTTTAATCGATAGCATAACAGAAGAGATATCAATAGCTGCGAAATTAACTAATTGGGAGAATTATTTTGAAAATTTTCCAAAGATAAAGCAACCAAAAAATGGAGGAGAAATGGATCCAAAATTACTAAAAGAGATTGGAGTAAAAGATGAAGCTGCAATTTTGCCATTTGTGCAAAATTTACAATCTAATATTCAAACTCTTACAGATGAAAATACCCGGCAGATAGAACAAAACCAAAAGCTTCAGGTTGAGCTGGATATTGCGAACAAGAAAATATCTCCAAAGCAAGAAGCTTTTGCTTTAAAGATGAAGAAAATGGGTGATGAAGTTTACAACGAATGGGTATCTCAGAATAAACCTACTGTACCGGCAGGGACAGTAGAAATCGAAAACGGTAGTAATGGGGAATATACAGCTGATGAATTGTTAAATGACATCAGCAAGTTTGAAGCTCTGCAAAAGAGTGATCCCGAGAAATTGAAAAATATTCTTTTACAAGCCGGAATTAAGGTGTAGGGAGGAACAATGGCCTTTAATAAAACATTATGGCTCGCACAATTTGCAAAAGCAGGGAAAGATACTTCTCAATATGATAAGATCTTACAAAATTGTGCAGTAGATTATTCAAAGCATGTAACCGGGAGCGAGGAAAAAATCACAGTTCCTAAATATGTGGCAAATGCTGCAAAAGAGGGAGATCTGTCTGATGAGGATTTTACAGAAGGAACAAAAACATCTTTTGATATTCCTTTAGATGAAAGTCTTGGTGGAAAGAAATTTTCAATTGGTTTTTTAAGTAAACCGTTTGAGCAGCGTAATACACCTGCAAATTATTATGCTGAGCATGCAAAGTCCAAAATGCCTGCGTTTAAGAAAGCTTATGCGAATGCAATATTGGTAAGTATTATTAACGGAACAAAATCGTCTAATAGAATCAATCTTGCAGATGATACTGAAAATAAACTTTCCAAAGCAGATTTCATCAATGCCGGTAAACTCTTAGATGATGCAGATATCGAAGAGGAAAATCGCTATGCTGTTATTCCAAGCGGCAAACGTGCAGATTTGTATAGCATTGCCGAGTTTATTTCAAGTGATAAAATGGGTAAGGTTGTTATTCCTACAGGTGCTATTGGTAAAATCCTGAACTTCTGGATTATTCCTGCAGCTACACCAAAAGTAAACAGCAGCGGAGAAATTGATGCTACAGAGGGTAATAACACAAAAGAATGTGTATTGTTCGGTCATAAATATGGTCAGGGATATGCTATTGATCCTTACACAAACATCACAGAGACTCCTGATGCTAACACAGGTAATACTAAAGAAAGTGCTCAAAAACGTGGTGGAACTGCAACTGCATATGATACTCACACTGTAGTAGTTTATGAAAACACAATAGTGTAGGTTGATCATGGCATCGAAAATAGTTAATAAATTATTAGAATATGATCTTAAATTAAACAAAAAAGGAGATATCGTCATTCGTGGCGGTATCTCTTTAAAAGCTTTAGAGATTATGAAAAAGCATAAGATTGAGATCGTTGAAGCTTTGAAGGAGAAGGAAAATGGCAGTAAGTAAAATTACAACAGCATCGATGGCCAGCGTAGGTAGTTATGCTGAACAACTTTTAAGTTTTTCAGGTGGGAAGGTTTATATCGCAAATGGTAGTTATGCTTCAAGAAGTGTTTTTAATACAGCATTTACATCTAAAACATCAATGGACACCGAGTTAAGTACAAGCTTTGACGAGCTCTCTGATTTAGCGGAAAAAGCAGGAAAAATAGAGAGCAATGTAGCAAAATTAAAGACAAAGCACTATGCGGTTGATGGGAAAAGAACCAATAAAATATCTTTGAATCTTGCAGGCATATCGGAAGAGCGTAAAGAGTTTATTGAGAACTATTTAAATGATTCTAACAAGACAATAGTTCTGTTGGATGAAAGTGGTTTGAAAGCAATGTGTTTCAACGGATTGCGTTGGAGTGGTTCTTATAGTGGTGAATTTGATGCTGTTTTTGAAAATGTAATTGAAACCGAGTTTAGTGGCAGTACAGTTGATAAAATATGGATCAAAGATGATATTGATCCAGCAGCATAAGGAGCTGTAAGATGGATAAAATAATTAAAGAGATTGCTACCAAAGTAAATAAAAAGGTGAACATACCATTTTTAAGCGAAAAGGTGGAACAGGCGCTTATAGAAAAAGTTATAAGTGTAGTTTTGAGTGTTCTAGATGAAATAACAATGGAAAAAATTAACGGCTAATAGCCGTCAACCGGAGGAAAGGAATGAAGAAGTTATTTGTAGTGATGATGGCAGTAATGCTTTTAGGAACAATTTTATCTATCAATATGGCAACGGGTCCTGTATCTTCTGATGTAACTGCAATCCCGGAAATGGGATTTGGAATTGTATCTCCTGATGCAACAATCGGGATGGCGTATGTAGAAAACAGAGGCATGGAGAAGGGTGTCCCTTGGGCTACCGGGCTCACATTGCTAATTACTGTGATTGGCTGGTTAGGTTTTGGGACATATTGGAATAAGTTTAAGATAATTATAAAAGAACTGAAAGAATTATTGCAGACTGTTCAAGACGCTCTATCTGATAATAAATTAACTGAAGATGAACTTAGGCAGATAATCAAGGAAGCCAAAGAAGTTTTGCAGGTATTTACTTTATCAAAGCATGAGCAATTATTAGCTGCTAAGCGAAAGTGAGGTTGTAGGTGAGTAACCGGTTTAGCCGGTTACTCACTTTCTTGAAAGGCTATAAATTTAAGTAGCTGAAGATGCTATTTAAATCTACAGCAAAACAGGAGGTAAGATGTGTAGCAAAAAGACTTTAGACAAGATAGAGAAAGGAGAAGCTTTAGTAATTACAAAAGTTCAATTCGTTATCTGGATGTTGCTTATAATTGTAGGTGCGGCACTTAGCTACGGAGATCTGCGTGCAGAGGTAAAACAAAGCATACAAAATGATATCCGGCAAGATAGGCAGATACACTATATGGAAGAAATAAGATTCAATTTGAGAGCAGTTTGCGGTAAATTAGGTGTTGAATATATTGAAAAAACCAAAGAGGAATAACGATGAAATTTTTTAATCTTAAAAGAGATAATGTATCCTGGAAAGTAATTAGTGCGTGGAGAAGATTTACAACTTTAAAAGTAACAATCACAACATCCGGAGTCTGGGTTCCTGTAAACGTTCCGAAAAATGCTGCAGAAGTAGTGCTTAAAAGTATTGCTGAATTTTATTATGGTGAGTCTGATACAGCAGATGGTGCAAGTATGAAACAAATTCAGCTTGGTGTTTTAGATATGGAATATATCTATATTAAAGGTATTGCTGGGCAAGAAATTGAAATTACATGGGGACTTTTGTAATGTTGCGTCTAACAAATGCAATTTTAGGAGCAGAAGAATCTGCAAATGATGCTTATGGTGTAGCTTATGACACTGTAGCAAAAGAATATACTCGTCTTGATAGCACTAAAAAAGCAAATGGTGAAGCTGCTGTATTGGATGGAACCGATGGACAGGTGATGGTGGAGATTCCTGCACACTGGTGGAAATCTGAAAAAGTAGGAGATTTGTTGTGCTGGTGGATTGCTCCAACTGAGAAAACAAGCTCCGGATGGAAATATTTTAAGAAAAGTTACATTGGTGCATACGAAGCGCAAATGTATGATGATAGTGCAGGTGTTATTGTCGGCGGCCAGGGTGGTGCTGATATTGCAAGCGATAAACTATGTTCTGTAAGTGGCATCCAAGCGCACACGGATGAGAAGAGATCAGAATATCGTGCAATTGCCGCAAATCGCGGATCAGGATGGTTTCAGCAGGCAAACCATATATATGCTGCAATAGCAAGGTTATATCTTATCGAATATGCCAATTTCAATACACAAGACAAAATTAGTACTGGGCTAACTAATGTAAGCAGCAGCGATTGGAGTGCATATAATGGATATAAGCCTTTGGTCGATGCTGGATTAACAAATAGTTTAGGGAATTCATCAGGCGAAGTTGCTGTAGTTATAGCAAATTTCGTCGGCGGCACCGAAGATTTAAATACACAGGTGATGAGTTATCGTGGAATCGAAAACTGGTATGGTCATATTTGGAAGTGGTTGGACGGCGCGAATGTGCATAACAGTTCTGAAAGCAAAAGCAGGCTCTATTTATGCGATGATCCAACTAACTTTGCAGATGATACTGATACTAATTATGAAATGGTTGGGTTGCTACCGGAAGCAGATGGTTATGGTGGGAATCCTCTGTCAATAGCGGAAGGAATATATCCAGCAAATACAGCAGGGAGCAGCACGACAGGGTTGTGTGATTATTATTACACATATTATGATAGTAACACTGATTCTGGGTGGCATGTGGTTGCTCTTGGTGGTAGCGCGATTAACGGTGTGTGGGCGGGCGCTTTCTTCGTTAATTCGTATGGCGTTTCCTCGTATGACTATTCGATTTTTGGCGGTCGTCTCTGCGCGGCTGTGGGTGAATAAAATATGAAAACAAGCATTTTTGGCATTGTGGTTGCTCTTGGTGGTAACGCGAATAACAGTGTGAAAGCGGGCGCTTTCTACGTTAATTCGAATAACGTTTCCTCGAATGACAATTCGAATATTGGCAGTCGTCTCAGCTTATTTTATAAAGATTTATGCCAGAAATGCTTTGCCTCTTGGCAAAACACAAAGCAAAGCCTCATTACATTTTGGTACTACAAACTATTGTGGGAAGAATTGGAGGTGAAATAAGCAGATGAAACGTTATAACAACTTGTATTATAAAGTCTATGATATGGATAACTTATTACTCGCACATAAAAATGCGAAACGTGGGAAATCACATTATAGAGAAGTAAAAAAGATTGAGAAAAAACCTGTTTTCTATCTGCTAAAGATTCAAAAAATGTTAAAAGAGAAAACTTTTGTGAATTCAGAATATACACATCTACAGCGCACAATGGAAAATGGTAAGGTAAGAGATATTGCTAAGCTCCCTTATTTTCCAGATAGAATAATACATCACGCAATTATCCAAGTGGTTGGAGATATATGGGTGAAGAGTTTTATTAAATCTACTTATGCCTGCATTAAGGGGCGCGGAATTCATCAGTGTGTAAAGAAGATCAAGGAAGATCTTAGAAATAAAGATGCTACTAAATATTGTTTAAAGATGGATGTAAGAAAGTTTTATCCAAGTGTGAAACATGATGTAATGAAGCAGATTATCCGCAAAAAGATAAAGGATAAAGAAATGCTTTGGTTATTGGATGCTATAATTGATTCTGAACCAGGGTTACCAATTGGTAATTACTTAAGTCAATTTTTAGGTAATTTATATCTAAGCGAATTAGATCATATTATTAAAGAAAAGTTACATTGTAAATATTATTACCGTTACTGTGATGATATGGTTATTCTTGGTGATAACAAGAATAAACTACATAAGATAAAAAAGATAATAGAGATAGAACTATCAAAATTAAAATTGGAGATGAAAGATAACTGGCAAATATTCCCAGTAGATGATAGAGGAATAGATTTTCTAGGATATCGTTTTTTCCAAAATTATACATTATTAAGAAAATCCATTTTTAAAAGATATAAACGTAAATTAAGTAATATTAAGCGGGATTGGGAAGAAATGGAAGCTCAAGCAGTTATTTGTAGTGTAATGAGTTATTTTGGATGGATGAAGTATTGTAATAGTAAGAATATGAAATCTTCCCTTATTGATAGTGAAATATTTTGGATAGTTAAGCAAAAATCTAAAGAGCTTGGTATTCGTAATCCGCTACAGGGGATAGTATGAAGAGATTTTGTGATTTTGCTAAAGAGAAAGTGCTTGATGGGGAGAAGCTTCGCATTGATGATGTAATTAATGAAGAAGTAGAAATAATTAATTATAGCATTAAAAACTCAAAATATCCTAAAAATAATAGTGGAAAATATTTAACACTTCAAATTGAGAGGAATAAATGCAAATATGTAATATTTACCGGGTCTGATGTGTTAATTGAACAGATGGAGAAGTATGGTATGGAGTTACCATTTATAGCAACAATAAGAAAAATAAATAGATATTACAGTTTAACATAGGAGGTTAATTTTGCGCATACAAGAAAGTACAGAAAAAGCCGTTTTGGTTGTTGAATACCCAAGGCATAAGCTTATCAATTTTAATCAATCAATAGAGACCAGAGAAACTGAGA